TGAAATTCTTGGTCCAAGAAGTTTTCTTGCTCCTCTAACTGATTTTCTGAAGTCTCTGATTGCTGTTCTGTCATTTGGGTCTCCTAAGTAATAAGCCTGCAATGATTTGTCAGTGACAGTAAAACCTGCCAATCCTGTTTTATCTATTATACTTGATAACTCTTTTGTTGGTATTGACTCTGTTAATCTAAAATTAACCACAGGTGTGTTGTAACTACCATCACCAAACTGATAACCAACTAGATTATTAAATCTTCCAAATCTATCAGCCACCCTTTGTCTTACATGTATTTGTTCTTGATTAAAGTTTCGAGCAAATTTCTCAAGAGCAGATAAAGCTAGATCTTTTCTTTCTTCATCAAATGTTATCTTCAATCCTACAGCAGGCTCTAGATCACTGCCATATAAGCCATAGGCTGGTGTAGACTCTACCTCTACATTTGGTATTGCTTGAGTTAAATAATCAACAGAGTTTATTGCAACTTCTTGTAGCGCAACCATAGCATCTTCATCACCTTTGTTTGCTGCCTTTTGTAGTTCACTTAACCCAGTTATGCTATCAGTTGCTGCCGATATATTGGCTCTTATCTGACCTCGTAATTGACTAAACTTTTCTTGATTCTTTCTATCTATCAATGAGGCTTCTGTCTCAAAAGGTACATATTTTACATCTGACGGCAAGTTATCCACAGGCTTAGGTGCATTATCCTCTGTGTAGAAGTTAACGTTCCCTTTTACAAAAACTTTGCTACCAAGATGAACTGCTGTACCTTTTATAGATTTAACTGCATATCCATTTTTATCTGTAAATAAATGAGTTCCATTTATACCTCTGGCTTCGCTACCCGGGTTAAAAGACAAGATGTTATCAGGATTAGAAACAATATCTTCTATCTCTTGTTTGGATATATTCGTTATTCCTCCATAACCACCAGCCATAGGGACTTTGTCTTGCTTAACGCCAGTTCTTGTTACACCTTTGTATATGTCAGCCCTTTTCTGAGGTGAAACCATAAGCTCACTATCTTTTATAGCAACAACGCTATCGTATCCCAAAGCAGTGCCGTATGATTTAGCAGGGTGTACTGTTTGCGTCATCCCTATACTGCCGTCATCCAGTTGCACAAAACCGTTTAAATTTGGTCTAACTGTGACCATTTGACCTTCTTCAAGCTGTCTATTCTTAAATAGCTTGTTCATTATTTTTGTTTGATCTGTAGAGTTTTGCTTATTTGCTCTTATAAACTGCGCTGTCTCTAAAACATTATCAGGTATAATACTTGGTCCAACCAATCTACTTTCTCTTTCTATTGAGTCTTGTAAAGCATCTGGTGATGCACTCTTCTTCTCCGCCTCAGATACTCTTCTTTGAAAGTTTGTGCTGCCAATATCTCTAAATAAATCACCGGCTTTATTAAATCCTGCCTCTTTATGTGATTGAAATAATGTCTTAAAAAAGTTTATTATTCTAGCAAATAATGTCTTAGGCTTACCACCTAACACAATTTTGCCATCAGCAAAGTCTCTGTACAACTCAGCTATAGCTTCTTCTGCCTGCTCTTCTGCTGTGTATTTAGAGCCATCAGACTTAGTCTGATACATTCTATTAGCTCTATCTAGATATGTGTATTTTCTTTCTACCTTTTCACCATTAATAATCTGTACATATTTTCTATTTTTAGCTGCATTTACTAAGATATTCTGTTCTTGCTGTGTAAATACGCCTAATTCAAACAAAGCATGTATTATTTCATGATTCATTACAGAGCCTAATCTTTGTTGTAACTCTGTCTCTGTAAGGCTTGGGTCATATATCTCCATAGCAAGTGCTATAGTTTTATTAGAATATACACCCTCTGTAACAGTCCCCTCTGCTATTGCCTCTTCTGGCCGCTGTCCTCTAGGTGTAAGTATAGGTTTAAAATCTAGCTTAATATTACCTAATCCAATAGCAGCTAAAGATGCCTTCAATGATTTTTGTACTGCATTTTGTTTTGCTTTGTACTCATCTGTTTTAAAATTTGCGTTATCAAATGCGTTTTTTGCTTCTAATGGTGGTATTATTTGACCTAAACGTATTACATTTTTACCCAGTTTTCTGTCTGATCTACTTGCTAAATTAGTAGCTGCTTTAGATGTGTCACTGTATTTCTTGCTTAAATCATCTATCTCTCCATTAATCTCATCTAGTCTATTGACCTGATCTATGGATAAATCACCTATGGTACCTAACTTTTTCTTTTCTTTTTGTAGTTTGTCCATATCTTTCATTATGGACTTAACTCTTGCTTTCAGCTGCTCTGATTTAATCCTAATATCTTGCTCTTCAGATAAAGTAGCAACTAACTTAGCTTTATCTTTCTTTATAACATTGTTTTGTAATAGCTTATCTCTAATGCCATTTATCTTAGATTGAGGTATTGGCTTTTTACTTTTAGTTTTTAGCGCCTTTTTAGCTATTGCCTGTGTAAACTGCCCTTCTTTTTTAACAGCATCTTTTACTTTATTGTAGTCTAAATCTTTTGTATCAGCTTCTAAATCGTTAGTTCTATCTATAGCAACATCAAGTTCGTCTTGTGTAAGAGTCTCCTTATTTATCTCCAAATCAAAATCTGTTGTACCAGAAACAACATCCGCATATGTAATTTCTTGTATTCTTTTATCTTTGATTTCATCTTGAATATGATCTGGGAGTTGTGAGAGAGTTACAAACTTACCGTCTGTGCTTTTAAAACTCTCTATATCTTTTTGTTGATTAATAAAATTAACAGCATTTGTGTTCATAGTCTGAACTTGCTGTGCCATTATTCTATCGTCACTATCTAATTGACTAATCTTGTCAGGTTGTTTGTCCTTATCACCACCTACAATATTACCAACAGAACTAACTGTACCACCAACAAGACCTGCGGCAGCGGCAACTTCTATATATGTGTCTAATGCTTCTTGATTCCAAAGAGGTTTGCCTTCAGCATGTCTTTGTAATATTTCTTGACCTATTTCAGTCGGGACCTCTGCTGCAACACCTTTACCTACGCCTTTTCCAGCCCTAGTAAACAAACCTCCACCTGACAATAATTTACCTGCAAATCCTGCAGTAACTAATAAATCACCTAATGTATCCAAGGCAGCAGATGGAGCTGCATATGTAAGTGCTTTTAGTTGATTAACATCTCCTGTAACAGGATCTGTGGCAGATGGAACAAAAGTGCCATAAAAATATGGTAAATTAGCAAGGCCTGCACCTATCATCGTTCCTATTTTAATACCGCCAACTGTACCAGCAGGTCCAAAGACAGAGCCAACTAAACCACCAACTACTGATGGCACTAAATTAGGTAATTGTTCACCAAATGTAGATGCAGCATAATCACCAAATGTAGAAAGATTGTTAATGCTGTCTAGTCTTCGTGCATCTTTTGCTTGTTCTTCTAATTGTCTAGTATTTTCCTCTGATACTTCTTGCCCATAATTTACAAGACCTTCTATACCGAAACCCTTACCAACACCAACAAGAGCATCACCATACGCTCTTTGTAACTGATCTATTCCTCTTGATACACCTTTTGTAAATAAATTACCGTCATCAGGAACTTCTTTATTAACATTATCTTGGCCCCGATTTGCTATATATTTTTGTATAGCAAGTAATTCTTCTTCACTTGGGTTGTCTCCGTCTATTTCAAAATTATATTCTAGACCGTCAAGTTGGCTTATAGTTCTATATAAACCCATTATGCACCCATATATTCTGCTTTTGTTGTGGTTTCTCTTCCAATTATACCAGCAAAAGGTAATAATTGTGATTTTTGAAATTCTAGATTTCTTATTTTTTGATTAATTTTTTCTTTGTCTTCTTCGTTAAATACACCTTCTCGATCAGAGAGAAGTTTTGTTATTTGAGTATTATAAGAGTTTATTGCGGCTAAGGCATCTTTTCTTGAAAATGTAGTTTTATTTTTAGCCAATTTAGCTCTTGCATTTAATAAATCCACAACTCCTTCTTGATATCTCTCTTGCGCATCTCTGTAAGCCTGCAATCCTACACCAGCACCTTCTCCTATTGCCTGTCCAAGTGTAGGTTTATCTGATGCCATAATAGCTAATCCTGCCTGCGCTAAGGCTAAATACTTGTCTTGCTCTCTGCTTTTTGCAAGATCTTGTTGCATGGCAACTAACTGCTCATCTAATGTAAGAGTTTTCTTTTGGTCTCCTTCGCCTGATCCCGCTGGTGGTATTGGTTTTTTTACAAAAGCTAAATCTTCCTCACTTATCTGACTTACTCCTTCGCCCACTCCGCCTTCTTGATCTATAGCACTACGCTTTTCAGAATCTGTACTAGATACAGCTTGTTTTATAGTATCAAGAAATGACTTAGGCTCACTATAATCTATATCACTCTCTAACATAGCACCTAACTCTAATTTTTCTTGCTCATCTAAATATTTCTTTAATGCAGGACCCTCTATAGCCCTTAAGATATTTTTTTCTTTACCACCTTGTCTTGCACCTTTGATATAATCATCATAAAACTCTGAAATAGCAGGACCCATTTTGTCTCTTCCAAATCTATATAAAGGTCCTATTGGGTCAATATATTCAGATCCCGGTATTTTTGTTGTAAATATTTTTTCTAGAAGACTTTTATCTTCATTTTTATCATCTTGAGTTGACGCCACCCCTGTAGATGTCATCATTTGAGTCAAAAGGTTAGGTTTTATAGGTCTTTCATCATACATAGGTATGTTGCTTTTCACACCAGACACATAATCAGTATCTAAAGGATCACCTTTAAATCCCTCTGTTCCGCCTATTCCCTGATTATACGCTAATAAAGCCAAGTCTCTACTTCCTAACTTTTTCTCTGCTGCATCTAAATAGCTCTTTACAAATGGCTCTGTCTTTTCACCACTCATAAGAACGCTATCTATCTTTTCTTTATTATCAGCATATGCTTGCTCTGCTGTTTCATACTTTTTGCCTTTGCCTATTTGCGCTGATATCTCAGGAAATAAACGTAACATACCATATGATTCATATCCCGGCATTAAAGCTGTAGTTGGCATAATTTGATATGGACCAATTTCTCCAGAGCTACCTTTTAACTCTTTACCAAAACTAGATTCTTGACCATATATACCATATAACTCAGGGGTTGATGGAAAATATGTACCTTGTTGCGCCCTTATAACACCACCCTCACGCATCATCATAGCAGGTGGTTTAGGAGCTGAAAGTGAACTTTCACTTTTAGGAGCCATAGCCTGAGCCATACCCATTAT